TCAGCTTCTTTTTTATCAACGCCTGGCGCGTCAATTGAAGTCGGAGGCGCAACACCTCCACCTACTCCAGCATTAGCCGCTGCAATAGTATCTGCTGTAACTTGAGGTGTTGTGGATTGTCCATAAAAAGGAGACCCTGCGGCCCTATTTTCAGTGAACAAACTATAGTTAAATTGTCCCAACGGCGCACCACCAGGAACAAAATAATCCCCTGGAGTCAAGTTGGCGCCAAAACTAAGACCTGGAGGGCCACCACTTAATGGATATGCGGCATCAACCATAGGTTGTTCGTATTGCAAAGTTTGGCCAGGAGTTTCTGCAACTTGCACTTGTGAGACAGGGGCTTCAAAAGTCTGAGTCTGAGCAGGAGACGTTGTAAAAGCAGATGTGTCGCCAAATCCGCCGAAATAATCGTCTTCGCCAAAGAACTCAGGCAAGCCGGTGTCAGGGTTGATTGTTCCAGAGCCACCTTCACGCTTCAATCGAGCGGCTTCTTTAGGCGAGATATGGGCAAGGATGGTGTCACCCTTACGGCCCTTGGAACGCAGGATCTGGGCGAGGGGCTTCAATGAATCTGTTTTCAACACACTAGCAAGACTACGAGACATTAGGCCCAACCTCCGCGCCGCCCTTCAGCGATTCCACGTTCCATACGTTAGATTTTGGTTTATCGCTTTCGCCGGAACCAAACACAGTACTGGACGGACTATACCCCATTCCAGGCGTAATGGACAGAGCGTTGCCCAGTGCCGCGCTGCTGCCTGGCGCCGCTTTACCAGATGCCGTCGGTTGATACGGAGACCGGGCAGTAATGCCAGAGCGTTGCGTTTCTTTGCTTGTCGGGAACGCAGCACTCAAACCAAAGCCTAATGCTCCGCCCAATGCAGATGTTCCCATAGGACCAAGCCCCAAAGCCTGACCAGCAGCCCCAGAGATGCCTCCTGTAGCCCCTCCGAGCAAAGCACCACGCAGAGGGTCTCCGCCACCAAGTGCCGCCCCTAACGCGCCTGTTGTGGCCCCTGAGATGCCCTTGATAGCCCCCGCCGCAAGCGTTTCACTGCCGCCCAATGTAGGAGGAATATATCCAACCTCTCCTGCCGGTATTCCAACACTGCCACCCAAAGCATCCGTAAGACCAGCAGTAACACCGCCACCAACGCCGCCGGTCAAACCACCAATCAAGGCTCCCTTGGCAATGTCACCGCCCTGCACTGCGGCAGATATAGCCCCAGTACCAGCACCAATCACTGCACCAGACCCAATAGCACCAATAATTGCAGACCCTGTGATCTCAGCAATAGTCGCGGTTATAGCGGCTGTGACACCTGTGTAAGACGCTACTGCTGCAACGACGAGTGCGATGGCTGGCATTACAGATCCAAATCATATCTAAAAGCAGGAACCATTTTCCCATTCGACATTTGCTGCGACTGACTGATTTTAATCGGAAGACCAGTTCTTTGCACTAATTTGTTAATGGCTGGCGAGGTGGAATAGCTGACCAGATGTTTGAACCCCATTTCTTTCAAAGTGTTAGGCACATCTTTCCAGCGGCTGACAAGCGTATCAATAGGCTCAACCGTGAACGTATGAAGCTCAACATTGGCGTTAGGCTTGGGCGTGATCATAAAAACGCTGTTGCCGATCTGAATGAATTTAGTGCCTTGGGTCTTCGTCATTTGACCCAAAACAGTAAAAGCCTTGGGAATATCTATCCCAGGCTGTTCAGTCTTGAGCGAAGACTCAATGATCTGAGGCATGGTCAACTTAGCCTTCTTAGGGGCTTCAGCCTTACCTTTAAGAGCACCCATCACCTGAGCGTCTTTGGCTTTACCAATTCCAGGACCAGCAGGAACGACCATTACGTTAACCCCAATGCGTTGACAATCTGTTGGTGAGCAAACACATGCTGTGCCAACCACTCGTAGAAATCATCTTCTTTTTGGAAGTCGGCATCCAACATATTGAATGGATTAGACAATCCAAGTTGAGCTGCATAATACTGATGTTCGACCTGATGCGCTAGTAGCCAATCATCTAGGTTGTTTGGATCTGCGGCATACAAAGGATAGGCAGGGGCAACCAGACCCTGATCGAAGAATGTATCACGGAACAATTGATGCTGTGTAGAGTTCTCAAATAAGAAAGCATCCAACCCCTCCGTGTCGCCGAACTCAACAATTGAAAGCGTATCGAAGTTCATCGCCAAGCCTCACTTGTCTGCCTTACGATCCAGTTTGTCAAAAATCTGTTTTAGAATCTCTTTAACCTCAAGAATGTCTTGCCGATAGTCATCTTTGCTCACATAGGACGTATGAACTTCACGTTGAAAATCGTTCATCTCGTCTTGGAGCTTTCGGATACTTTCCCAGACCACGCGCAGAATCCAGCCAAACACGGCCCCGCTTAGGGTGATCATGAGATTAATCATATCCTGAGACATCATTCACCTGTAAATTCTACCCATTGCTGGGTTTCTTCATTCCAATTATAAATTTTGCCGTCTGTCGGATAGGGGACTGGAGCTTTCCATTCGCATGTATTTGTATTTAGAAGCCAACTTGGAAATGGTTTAGAAGCAATAAATGCGTCTAAAACTGGATCATATGTGTACCCAATCCCTGCCGTATTATACCGCAAAGGCGTAACCCCATCTGTTCCCAAATACACACCGCCTCTTGTGTAATTAGTGTATTGGATCATTTTGCTGGGATCGCCCCACAAACCCGTATTTACATTTTCTTGAGAAATGACAAGCGTGTTTACTACGATATTGTTATCGTCAATAAGGGCAAAAAATGTCAAATTGTCAGTCATCTTTTCCTCATTAAGTCAGATAGCGAATGATAAATACGCCCGTACCGCCGTTGCCCGTAGTGCCGTCTGAACTTGCACCGCCACCGCCGCCAAGCCCGTTTGTTCCATTAACGCCAGCATAGTCTCTTGTATATCCAGCACCGCCGCCACCAGAACCGCCTGATGCTGGAGTATAAGTGCCGTTATCTGCAACACCAAAGCGCGAACCTCCGCCGCCACCGCCAGCGTAATAAATTGGAGACGCAGCCACAGCAATACCAATTGATTTACCAATGCCTCCAATACCTGCAATGTCTCGGCTTGCACTAACACCGTTGCCGCCAAGTCCACCTGATCCCCCACCGCCAGAAGAATTGTCGGTGGAGATGCTGCCGCCATTTCGACCAAAGCCGTAAGTTCCGCTATTACCTGATTGCGACGGTTGAGTTCCAGTTCCAATAGTATTATCGCCATCACCCGCACCGCCGCCAGAACCACCGGAATTGGCACTTGCTATAAACGGCGTCATAGAACCCGCACCTGACCCGCCACCAACCGCCGTATATAACGACCCAACAGTTGTGTTCCCGCCATTTGCGGTAGCTCTATCAACATAAGCCTGACCAGCAAGACCACCTGTTCCAATAGTTACAGCGTATGAACCAGATGCAATAGAAGCTCCTGTTTGATAAATAAGACCACCCGCGCCACCGCCACCAGCAGTGACTCCAGTAAAGAGGTTTCCGCTTTTACCACCCGCACCACCACCACCGACAACAAGAATATCAGCCGTCAATGACCCTCCGGTAACGGTCAACGTGCCGCTAGATGTAAACGTGCGAACTGTATAAGCACCATCATATGTTACCGTGCCGCCTGATGCAGATGGAGCTGGTGTTGTTACACTGTTTGAAGCGGAAGAAGATGTGCTATTGCCAACGGCGTTTGTGGCGTAAACGGTAAATGTATAAGAAGTGTTGGTTCCCAACCCAGACATTGTAATTGGAGACGTGCTGCCAGATGTTGTAATATTTCCTGGCGAAGAAACAGCCGTATACACTGTAATATTTGAACCATTGTTGTTTACTGGCGGGGTAAATGAAACTTGAACAGACCCAGAAACAAGATTTGCGGTACCAATAGTGGGCGCATCAGGGACAGCAGGAGTTTTAAAATAAGGGCCAGTGCTTGCCGTGCTTGTACCAATGGCATTTGTAGCAGTTAATGTTACCGAATAAACAGTGCTGTTTGGCAGACCTGTAACCGTCAACGGAGAAGATGTCCCGCTTGCCGTTCCAACTTGCGAACTTCCCAAATACACTTTGGCGGTAACAGCGGTAATTGGGCTACCACCATCATACCCAGTAACAAATGGGATTTGAACAGAAGATGTAGATGAAGTGATGGAGGTAATTACAACAGTCGATGACATATTTGTAGAGGAAACGGTCTGACCCTTTGAAACGGTATATGTTCCAGTGGAACCAGATGTTCCGGTCAACTGAGCTGTAACAATCGTATATTGCGTAACCCCAACGCCAGAGATCACTTGACCAACTGCCAACGCGCCGCTCGCAATAGCCGTTACGGTCATTGTGTTGCCGCTAATAGACGCGGTAAAGTTACATGAAACGGCAAAGCTAGGGGGGTTTGGTTTAGTCGCAGCAGGAGTGCCAGGCCACTGACGCGCACCCAAACTCTGCTGTTGTTCGTCCATAGACCAAATGCCCGCAGCAACGGAGATTGCCGGGTTGTTTAATGGTCCAATCAAACCGCCATTGCCTTTACGCATTAGGAAATGACCTCTCCTGAAGCGATTGCTTGAAGTTTGCTTGCCGTATCAGCCGTCAAACGCAACGAGTCGCCTTCTTGAAGATAGATCGACTTTGACAACACATCCAGACCCGCACCGGCAGGAATGGAAACCTGATACAGCAAATTGTACGCAACTGATGAACGATACAAATCTACTGTGATCTTGTATGATGCTGACGTGTCAATGTTTCCCACATACAAAGCATCCAACTTTACAACAGTGCTGCCTGCCGCTGTAACAATTGCGGTTGCTGACGTTCCAACAGCCTGCACATAAGTTGTGCCGTAGATTGATGTGACGTTGACGATATTCGGATTAGCCATTTTTAACCTCCAAAGACAATCGCCATAGCGATAGCTTTACCTGTTGAAACCCCGCCCAGATTAGCCAAAGCCGCTGTGGCATTTGCAGCCCCCGTTCCACCCGCTGTGATGGGCAACAAACCAAGGGTTAAAGTCGTAGTCGAATTAGCGTACAAAGCAGTGTTGGCAGTGTATGGCTGCTTGGGCAAACCAGTGCTTGTCGTGCCAAACTGGATGAACGTAATAGCAGTTGTGCCAACGGTGATAGGCGCAGGAGTTTGCTGCACCCATGTTGTGTTCTTGTTTGCCGAGCCAAGCTCGACATAGAACCCGTCGCCAGCGTTCATTTCTGCGCTTTGATCGTAATCCGTAGAGCGGGTCAGAATAAAAGGCGTTCCCGCAGTGCCGACAACGGTTACAGTGTAGATCCCGTTCTGTGCATTTGCCGTCTGATCTTTAACAAGAATGCGCTGGGTTGTCGTGGGAGACGCGCCATCAATAGACAAAACACCGTTTGTCGTTGCCGTTAAGTTTGCGCCAGAACCCAAGGTTCCATTGTTATATGTAACAGACAGGTTTGCCGTCGTGGCATATTGAACTGGAATTTGAGCGTTCAGACCGTTAACAGCGGCATTCAGGGTGTTGATGTTAACAATGGCATAGCCGACATTGGCGTTAGTCGTTGTGACATTGCCTGCGCCAATAGTGATAACATTAGCAAGACCAATAGTTCCTGTCGTGGAAATTGGCCCACCGGTCAAGTTAGCGTCTGTGCTAACAAGAGTCACAGTTCCGTTAGTGCCGCTACCGCCTTGAACAAATTGAAAGGATTTAAGGCTCACATGCCGTCTCCCGTCATAATGTAGACCTTGGCAGTCCCCGTGTCGGTGACACCGGTGAAATACTGGTTGGCATTCAAGGTGATGATCTGGTCAGTACCAGCCAGCATGACGATGGCATTTCCTGAGGATGTCACAGCCACCGCACCAGCCGTTGCCGCCGCAGAAGATGGCCCGTAACCAATGAACACCGTGCTGTTACCCGCAGGAATGACGATCTTGTACTGAGTTGCCCCAATAGTGCTGGATGTGGCTAGGACGGGCGTAGGAGCGGATGCTGCCGCTGTAAACGTCACCGTATTGCCCATTGGTGTAAACGCTTGAATGCCCATTATTCACCTACTTTTAATTTGATCGCATTAAGTTCTGCCGTCAACGTAGCAATTTGTGCTTGCAAATCAACAGGAGGAGGGTTTGCTGCTTGTTCTGCTTCCCATGCAGCATATTGCGCTTGAGCCGCAGCAACTTCTTCAGAGGTCAACTGAATAGTCTGCACTTCACCTGTTTGAACGTTTACTTCAATGCGTTCCATGTTGTTCTCTTACTCGTATTGAATGTTGATAGAACCAGCGTCAAACGTATCTGTGCCACCAACGGTAGTGATGACAACACGGTCCAACGCGCCAGCAAGATTAGGAGAACTTCCTCCCCCTAATACTGCATAAAACGTGGATAAATAATCACCAAGAGTATGCGATGCTACCCATGTATTATTATTTACAAGCGTTAACACCATCTGCCCGATATAAATATTTGAAGCGTTTGCGCTTGATATAATAAACCCAGCGGTAGAGCTTTGTGTGCCACCACCGGGAAGTGCAACACTTATAGATTGATACCCAGTTGATGTAACGCTTCCAGAACCAATTTGAACCAAATAATTACTTGTTCCATTTGTAGAAATGCCGTTAAACATCACAGTAATTCGTTTTACCCAAGACGGAATAGACGAAAACGTAATGCTGGTTCCGCTGGTAGATGCAACGGCGGTTCCTTGTACGACAACGCTCTGGACCGTTCCTGTAAATCCGTTAACAGAATTTACAGTTCCGCTAGCAGACGCTTGAGAAACCCATGCAGTGCCATTGCTGGTTAAAACATTGCCTGATGTTCCTGGCGTTGGGCCAGAAAGTGTCAATGTGCCAGATGAGGTGACAGGACCACCTGTAAACGTAAATCCAATGCTGGAATTGGCGTTAATGCTGGTAACGGTCCCAGATCCACCGCCAGAAATGGTAGCCCATGCGCCATCACCGCGCAGGTAGGTTGTTGCGTTAGCCGTGCCAGTTGCCGTAATTGACGCAACATTAATTTTGCTTGCGCCATTGGTCAAACCATTGACGGAATTGGTGATTGTCGTGAAATTAGTATCGAGGCTCGACAACGATTGTGCTGTCGTAGCATTTCCGAACGTAAACGGAACCGTTACAGGAAGTGACATTAGAACCTCGCCCTTAATTCGTATTCCATTTCCAGAGTGCTATAAATCAACGCCGGACTTTGTGATTGTAGCGTAAGTCCGAGATATTTTCCATACTGCTGTGCGTCGTACTTGTAGAGGTAGTAGCCTGATGCGCCGCCAACCCAACCGATTGCAACATTGCTGTTGTTTTTCCAACCGATTACAGAACCAGTTATGTTTTTCCAATCAATCAAATTGGTGGCCGTGTAAGTGCCAGCAATACCTAAACCAGTCTCGTTGTCCACCGTAACAGTAACAGTGCCGCCAGTGGCCCCTAGAATGGCTTCCAGACCCCATTTAAGAGCCTGCTTGTCGCGGATGGTATCGTTCATGGGCCAGAGAGCCGATTGAAGCTCTGAGCTGATTGCCGCGGTGCTGTCGTTGTACAGCTTCTGAAGGTTTGTGTTGTCGGTGCTGTAAAGGTAAACGCCACCCGCCTGAGCAATAGATGTCACACGCGCAGTCGTGCCTTGGCTCGTAATAAACCACTTCTTGTCAAAGAACACGGCTTGGATCGGGCGTGTCGTGTTTGTCAGTGGGTCATCGTAATAGAAATTAAAGGCAGCGCAGAGTATGTTATTCAATAACACCTGACCACCCGTGATTGGGTAATCAAAGTTAATGTTAGGGAAAACACCATCTAAAGCATCTGACAATTTGCTGGTTGTCGCCCCAACAAGTGCGTAAATTCCGTAATCTGTGGCAAACAGCAACGACCTAAAATACGGGAAGATCGCATCAATACGCCGAGATCCAATAGATGCAGACACGTTTGTGTTGGTAAACAGCGTGTTACCAGCAGTGCCGACGCGCACATCAGAAAACACGTTGATGCTGTTTTCACCGAACACATACAGAAAGTTGTTAGCCGAAATCAGGGCATTGATCTTGCTGTGCAGCGTATCATCCTGAAGGTTGATGTTGCCAGCAGAAACCGTGATGTAGTCGTTGTAAGACCCAGCAGCCGAGTAGAATACCGTACGGCCCTGAGCAATCCACACACGTCCCTGAAACGAGGCGATGTCTACGTTCGAGTCAACGGTCGTAATGGCTTTAGCCGTCGCACCCGAACCACCACCGCCGCTAAAAGACACGGTTGTGTTTGACGTGTAATTGTTGCCAGGATTGGTCACCACAACTTGAGTGACAACGCCGCCATTGACGATTGCAGCGGCATTAGCGGTCGTTCCAGCCCCTGTAATGGTCACGTTTGGGGCAGACGTATAGCCTGTGCCGCCAGCAGTAATCAAAATGCCCACAGCACCGGTCTTAAACGTCAGATAGCCTGCAACAGCCGTAGCTGCCGAAAAGGATACGTTGCCTGTAGCCGCCGTGATGGCTAAATCCGAGCCTGTGTTGGCATAGGTAAACGTCACGTTCGAGGGAATAGACGCAACAGTGATGCGTGTTCCGTTAAACGTGGCATTGCTTGTAGACACATCAATAATGTCGCCGGTTGTGATTTTGTGCGCCGACGAAGTGGTGATCGTGGCAACATTTGACGTTCTAGCAACGTTGGCAACCGCCACATTTGCTGTTTGACCACCAGAAATCGTAATGGTCGGGGCCGCTGTGTACCCGCTTCCAGCTTCTGTAATGGCAATTGCACTAACTAAACCAGAGCCAAGCACGGCTGTCGCTGTTGCGTTTGCCCCGCCACCGCCCGTAATCGAGACAGATGGTGCGCTCGTATAGCCAGAGCCTGGGTTGTTCACGCTGATAACAACAACACCACCGCTCTGAATCGTTGCCGCAGCCTGCGCTTGAACGCCAAAAGAGCTGCTGGGAGGCGCAATCGTAACTGTAGGAACCGACGTGTAGCCAGTTCCAATTGTGTTAACCAGAATGCTCGTAATTGTGCCTGCTGCGTTGGAAATCGAGCAAACAGCAGTGGCTTGCACCCCATTTGTTACGTTTGGCGCACTGATTGTAACAATAGGAGGCGAAACATAATGGCTTCCAGGGAATGTAATGCCGACCGCGCCAAGAGACCCGACAGGAATTAGGTCAATTGCGTCCCATGTGTAATAACCCTTAGCAGGGTCAAGGATAATAGCGCGTTCGTTTTTCCACTGCTTCGCCCGAACACCCGTGCCGGTAAACGTGCCAGCAACAGCCAGATTGCCCTGAGTGCTGGTTGCAATGTTGTAATACTGGGCAGAACCGTCAGCTTGAAACGCCAAAAGGTAGTCAGCGTTGTTAATGTTAACGCTGGTAAACTCGGTGACGGTGTTAGACCATGTAGCAGAGACGTTCGAGTAGTTAGGAACAACCTTGAGATTGCCGAACCCGATAGGCTGGACGTTCTCAATCCATGAAAACTCATCCTCACCAATAGCCGTGCGATTGGCTTTGGTGTTCAAACCCTTGAAGGATTTGGAAACATGGTATTGTTTCTTCTGCTCAGGAGATGCTGCCATGATCAGTACGGATGACTATAAGGGTCAGGCATCCTGCGTGTGAACGTAGTGGACAGGACGTTCTGAAGTTGCTGGGTATATTGCTGCTTGAACAATTCAGCTTCGCCATAGCTCTGTTCTTTGAACTTAGCCATGTAAGCGGCATAGAAAGGCACTGGTCCTTTCCACGGATCTACAATGTCGGTATCAATGTCGCTCAAAGCCACAAGATCTGTAGGCCGAACAACTGTGTCTAGCTCTGTAACGTAATCCTGGTCAGGAACAGGGGCGACAAAGTACTTGTTTGGCCCGTACATCGAGTAAATGACAGGTTGGCCCTGATAATTGATCCAGTAACGCATCTGTGCGTTGAATTGAGTCCACGAAACATAGCGCAATGGAATACGCGAATTACCCCAATAAACATTGAGGTTGAT